AATACTCCAGTAGATGTAACCGGATCTGAACTCAATACAAACGTAGGTAGTGTAACCACTACTGCAGGAGCTTCTGCATCTCCAACAGGATCTCAATTAAACTTTACTATAGGAACTTTCTCTATAAGTGCTGGAGGTAATGTTTCAATTATAGCATCACCAGAAAGTGAAATAGAATTAACAGTAGGCTCAGTAACCACTCAAGCTAATGCAGATGTAGACGTAAATGGTAGTGAATTAAATGGCGCTGTCGGCGATGTCGATATAACAGGTACTGCTAATGTAGATGTAACCGGTATTGAATTATCTTTTGCTTCAGGAACAGCTACTGTTACAGCAGATGCAAACACAGATGCTGATGGAATATTATTAAACACTGATACTGGATCGGTTACAATAACTGCTGATGCAAATGTTAATGTAACCGGTGTTCAACTATCCCTTGTTTTAGGTGAAGAAACAATTGATGTTAATACTCCAGTCGATGTAACTGGTATATCTGCAGCAATATCTGTTGGCTCAGTAGTGGCAGTTCCAGGAGTAGAGGTTCCCGTTACAGGCATTGAATTATCTATCGATACAGGAAGTCCTTTAATTACTGCATGGTCAAATGTTGATCCGAATGTAACGAATACCTGGACTAACGTAAATGAAGGGGTAACGAATACTTGGACAGAAGTTGATATAGCAGCTTAATGAGTGTATAATAGTAAATTATGGCATCTACATATTCAACAGATCTTAAACTTGAGTTAATGGCTACCGGTGAAAATGCCGGTACTTGGGGAACAAAAACAAATGCTAATTTAAATTTAATTCAACAAGCAATAGCAGGTTATGAATTAATTACTCTTACTGATGGTGCTGCGACAGCTTTAGTAATGAATAATGCCTCTATTTCAAATGCCAGAAATATGGTATTGAAATTTGCAACTATTACTTTAACAAGTGCAACAACCGTAACTATTCCAGATTCTATTGAAAAATTTTATATTTTTGATTGTTCATTAATTACTAACCCAACAAACCTAACCATTAAAACTGCGACAGGCACAGGGTTTACACTTGATTCTAATAAAATTTATGCAGCTTATGCTGATGGTACAAATTTAAACGAAGTATCTCTAGATACTTTAGGAGGCACTGTTGGAACTACACAAATTGCAAATGATGCGGTAACCAATGATAAAGTTGCTGCAAACGCTATCGATACAGCGGAAATTGTAGATGATGCTGTAACCAACGCTAAGGTCGCTGCAGATGCTATTAATACTTCTCAATTAGTTGATGATGCAGTAACTCAAGCTAAAATTGCAAACAATGCTGTGGGTTCAGATCAACTCGCAAATGATGCTGTGACTAATGCCAAAGTCGCAAATAATGCTATCGATACGGCAGAAATTGCAAACGATGCTGTGACTAATGCCAAAGTCGCAAATGATGCTATCGATACGGCAGAAATTGTAAACGATGCTGTGACTAATTCTAAAATTGCAAACGATGCTGTAGATACAGCTCAACTCGTAAATAATGCTGTTACTGCAGATAAACTTGAAAGAAAATTTACAATCAGTACTAGTAATCCATCTGGAGGCAGTGATGGAGATATCTGGTTTAAATATACGTAGGAGGCCACATGGCTAATACCTATGGTAAAGTATCAGGAACCTTTAGAAACATAACTACCATTAAAGCTAAAGTATCAGGAACTTGGAGAGATGTAGTTACTGGTTATGCTAAAGTAAGTGGGGTTTGGGAACCTATTTTCTATTCTTTTATTCAAGCAACAGGTGGAAGTATATCTGACACTACGATTGGAGGAGTTCCTTACCGAGTACATACTTTTACTTCTACTGGTTCTTTTGTTATATCTAGTGCACCTCCAACAGCAACTGTAGAAGTATTTATGTGGGGAGGTGGAGCAGGAATAGGTGGATACAATCCTCCAGGTGGTTTAGATCCTGGTAGAAATGGTGGAGATGGTGGTGGTGGAGCATATGCTACTAATTCTTCACTTTCAGTGAGTGCTGAAACATTATCTGTTTGTGTCGGTGGAGGTGGAACAGGAGGATCTGCTGGAGCAGGTGGATCGGGAATTACAATTAGTGGAACGCAGTATTATTATGGAGGAAGAGGAAACGCTCCAGGGCCTTCTGGATTCTCCCAAGGTGGAGGTGGAGGTGGTGGTGCTTCTGCTTTAATTAGAGGAACAACAGGTTTAATTGTAGCTGCTGGAGGTGGTGGCGGTGGCGGTGTAGAAAGAGCTGCTTTAGGATACGCTGCAGGTAATGGTGGCGGTGGAGGTCAAAATGGAACTCCTTCTCCTCAAGGTGCTTCAGGAGGAACTGCTGGAGCTTCTGGAACAACAAATGGTTTAACTAATAATGCCACAGGAGATCAATCTGCTGGAGGTGGCGGAGGTGGTGGTGTTAATGGTGGTGGTGCTGGAGGAAACCCTGGTGGAGATAATCAAGGTGGAGGTGGAGCTGGTGGAGGAACTTCTCTCGGTTCTTCGGTTACTAATGGAAACCTTCGTGTACCAGGAAATAATACAGGATATAATACAAGTAATTATGGTTATGGAGGAGGTGGAGGATTTCCTCCTTCCCAAACAAATGGAAAACCAGGGTTAGTTGTGATACGATATCAAATACAAACATAATATTATGCCATTAGCAAACGTACAAATTAGACCAGGTATCAATAAAACTGACACACCTTCAGGTGCAGAAGGACAATGGATTGATGGTGATTTTGTTAGGTTTAGATATAACCAACCTGAAAAAATAGGAGGGTTTGTAGCTGTTGGACAAAAAACCATAGCAGGTCCTGCACGTGCACAACATACTTGGACAGATCTAGAGGGTAGAAAATATGATGCTATTGGTACTTCAAAAGCTTTGTACATTTATTATGAAGATGCTTTTTATGACATTACTCCACTAGCTACCGCTATCACCGGTGCTACATTTACTTCAACTTCTAGTTCAGATATCGTAACTGTTAATAAAGTAACTCATGCATTAGATGTTGGAGATTACATTACGTTTTCAAGTGTAACAATACCAGGAACATCTTCTTTAACCTCTGATGATTTTGAAAATTTTACTTTTGAAATTTTAACGGTACCTACTGCAGATACCTTTACTATAAAATTACAGACAACGGAAACCGGAACACCTATGTCAACTGCAGGTTCTGGAACTATTGATCCTTATGAAGACATTGGCCCTACTATTCAAACATATGGTTATGGTTGGGGTACAGATACTTGGGGTTCTGATGAATGGGGAGCTGGTAGTACATCGTCAAATGTAATTCTTGACCCTGGTAATTGGAGTTTGGATAATTTTGGACAACAATTAATTGCAACCATAAAAGATAGTAAAACATTTGTTTGGGATCCTGGAACAACAAATCCACAACTAGAGACAAGAGCAACTATAATGACAGGGGCTCCAACTGCATCTAGATCTACAATTGTATCTGATAGAGACAGACATGTTGTTCACTTAGGAACAGAAACAACTATAGGTGATCAAACGACACAGGATCCAATGTTTATAAGATTCAGTGACCAGGAAAATTATAATGTTTATGAACCAACCTCAGTAAATACTGCGGGAACTTTTAGGCTGGATACAGGTAATAAAATTGTAGCAGCTGTTTCTGGTAAAGACTATAATTTAATTTTAACAGACACTGCAGCATATACTATGCAATTTGTTGGTCCTCCTTTTACATTTTCAATAAGACAAGTTGGATCGAATTGTGGATGTATTGGCCAACACGCAGCAGTCTATGCAGATGGTCAAGTATTCTGGATGGGATCTGGAGGTGGATTTTATAAATTTGATGGTACAGTTAAATTACTACCTTCATTAATAGAAGATTTTGTTTTTACCACCAGTGGTAATAACATTGGTATTAATTATTCTTCTAATGAAATTGTTTATGCTGAACACAATTCTTTATTTAATGAAATAATTTGGTTGTACCCTGCGGGTAAACCTTTAAATGATCCTTCAGTACAAAATAACAGATCTGTTATTTATAATTATGTTGAAAACACTTGGTCGACTATGACACTTGCAAGAAGTAGTTATGCTGATGCAAGCACTTATGATAAACCTTACGCTACAGAATATGATTCAACTGCAACACCAACGGTTACGAATATAAGTGGTGCAACCAATACTTTTGGAGCATCTACACTTTTTGAACATGAGACAGGAAATAATAGAGTAGCCCTTGATGGAACGGAAACGGCAATTTCTGCATACATACAATCTGGTGATTTTGATTTACCTTTACAAGGAGACGGTCAATATTTAATGAGAATATCTAGATTCTTACCTGATTTTAAAAATTTACAAGGTAATGCTATAATTACAATTAATTTAAAAGATTTTCCAACTGATTCAGACAGCTCTTCACAATTAGGTCCTTTTACGATAAACTCAAACACTAAGAAAGTTGATACAAGAGCTAGAGGAAGATTGGCTAACTTAAAAATACAAAATAGTTCAACAGATGAAACATGGAGATTTGGAACATTTAGAGCAGACGTTAACCCAGATGGTAGAAGATAATGGCTAAGATAAACGTATACGTACCTGAACCACCACAAGAATATACCTCTGAAGGTTTTAGACAAATTAACCAAGCAATTGAAACAGTAGAGAACCAACTTAATACATCTTTTCAAGAAGACTTGAAACAAGAAGTAGAACGTGTAACATGGTACTTAATTAGATACTAATGGCGAATATTTATACAAACGCATTTTATGATTTAACTACAACGGTTAAGACTGATGTTTACACATGTCCTGCTGGTTCAAGAGTAATTATTCAAAATATACAGTTAACTTGTGAATCAGGGACAACCCAAGTACAAGCTTATGTTTATGATAATTCAGCAGCAACAGAATATGAGATATCTCATGTAAGTGTAGGAGCTAATACAACTGTAAACTTAGCTAAAGGCCCTGTGATATTAGAAGAAAATGATATTTTACGAATTATGGCTAACTCTGCAAACGTAGTATCAGGAATGTTATCCATATTAGAAATAAATAGATCCGATCAAAATGGCTAAACAAAAGTTTACACATTTCGTACCTAGACCTAAACCAAAGAAACGTCCTAGAAAACATGTTAAAAGTCCAAATAAAAAAAAGAAGTTGCAACATAATAAAAAATATAATAGACAAGGCAGAGGATGAGTGATTTAATAAAAATACCTGCTGAAGCTAAAGAGATAATAAAACACAAAAGAACTTTAAAAGTATACGCTACCAAAGCTGAGTTCGATGCTGATGTTGCTGATCCTAACACCGATACTACTGAAGAAGATTTTAGACAAGATTTAGAAATAAAGGTGACAAGAGTTTCGATGGGTGCTAAAACCAAAGAATAATGAAACCAAGAGGAGCCACTGAGCTACAAATGGAAATGCTTCATAAGCATGTTCCAAAAGAATTACTAGATCGAGTACAAATATGTACTTCTGTTCCTGGTAAAGTTCCAATCGATCCAAACAAAGTAAATATACTTTGGCAAAAGAATTCATATGATCAACCAAACCTACAAGAATTTTTCGGTAATAAAGAAAGACATAAAGAATATGATTGGTACGTATTTAACTCACATTGGAATTATGAAAAGTTTAGGTATTTTTTTGACATACCCACTGATCGATCGGTAGTCATTAAAAATGGAATTGATTCATTTCCACAAAGAAAAATTTATAAAAAAGGTGAACCTATAAAATTAATACACCACTGTACTCCTTGGAGAGGTTTAAATGTTTTGCTTAGAGCAATGCAAGAAATTAATGATCCTAATATTACATTGGATGTTTATTCATCAACTCAAGTTTATGGAGATGAATTTAAAAAACAAAACGATGACCAGTTTAAACCTTTATATGAACAAGCTAAACAATTACCAAATGTAAATTATATAGGTTATGAAACAAATGAATATATTAAAGCTAACATGAATAAATATGATATGTTCGTGTATCCAAGTGTATTTGAAGAAACTTTTTGTGTATCTGCGCTTGAAGCTCTAGCTGCAGGTGTTCATGTGGTGACTAATAATTATGGTGCTTTATATGAAACTTGTGCAGAATGGCCAGTATATATAAATTATACAGAAGATTTTGAACAAATGGCAAAAGGCACTGCAGCAGCTATTAAAGTTGCAGCAAGTTATTTACATGAAGATTTTATACAAGACCATTTAGAACAACAACAATTATTTTATAAACGATTTTATAATTGGAATAAGAAGGGAATGGAATGGGAAAGTTTTTTAAGAGGGGCTATAAGTGAGCGAAAGTAAAACCTACGTCAACGAAGACACATACCAAACATTAAAAGAAGCAAATGTAAAACCAATGCCACGTATTGTAGACGGAGAAAAGAAGGTTACTCCTATGTGGAAAACGAATCAAGAATCACGGACCACGGACAATATAAAAAAAGAAAGAGCACCTTATTCTATATTTGTTGCAACACCAGTGCATGACCAATGTTCAATTCATTATGCACAAGGGTTATTAGAATTTCAAAAAGAATGTATGAAAAGAAACGTAGATGTTGCTTTTCAAATAATGAAATCTTCTCTTGTTACTCAAGGGAGAAATTTATGTGTATCTGGTTTTTTAGAATCTGGATTAACTCATATGTTATTTATTGATTCTGATATTTTATTTAATGCTGAGTCTATATTTAAAATGATTGAAAGAGATAAAGATGTTATCTCAATACCTTACCCCCTTAAAACTTTAATGTGGGACAAAGCTTTTAGAAAAATGCAAAAAGGTCAAATAAAAACACCGGATGATATTAGAAAAAGTTTACACTCTTATCCGATGAAAGTAAGTAATCCTAATGATATTGATGTTGATAGAGGTGTAATAGAAGTTACCCACAGTCCTACAGGATGTATGTTAATTAAAAGACAAGTATTTGATAAAATGATTAAGGCTTACCCAGATAAACAAATAGTACAAAAGACAGTTATTAATGGTGAGTATGTAGATAAGCCTAATATGTGGAATTTTTTTGATACTATTCACGACCCAGAAACTAAAACTTATTTAGGTGAAGACTTTTCTTTCTGTAAAATTTGGACTGAGATTGGTGGTAAATGCCATGCCTTTATTGACGATCCTATAGCACATATAGGTGAACATCAGTATCAAGGACGATTTGCTGACGAGTTGATATTACCTAAGTAAAATGGTAATATTGTCTATAATTAATGAAATAGACTATGGATCCATTTACAATAGCTTTAGCCACATTTGGTGTACAAAAACTTAGAGGTAAATCCACAAGAAGAGCATTAAGAGACGCAGCTCTATTAGGGGGTGGTGCCTACGCAGTAGGTTCACTAGGTGGAGGAGCCGGTATGGGTATCGGACAAGGTTCGCCATTTTCAAGTTTAGGTTTTGGCCAACAAGCTGCGGCAATGCCTCAAGGTAATCTAGGTGCAAGTTTTTTAAATAGAGCTAACATGCCAACTGGTACTCCGATAGGTGTAGATAAATTTGGTAAAGAAATAGTTTCAAGAGGTGGAGAACTATCTGGATTAAACGTTGTTAAAACACCAGAGCCATCGGGACTTCAAGCATTAATAGAGAAAGCAAAAGAAAATAAATTAGCGACTGCATTTACTGCAGCTAGTTTATTACCATTATTACAAGGTGAACCAGATGAACCAAAACCACCATTTACAGAAGAAGACTATAGAAAAGCGTATGAAGAACAATCTGCAAAATTAGAAGGTGGTTTTGAACCAGTACAAGATGTAAGACCATCTATGGACGAGATATATAGATCAGATATGTTTTATGCTAACCAAGGTGGATTAGCTACAGCTTTACCAAAATTTAATACAGGTGGTGTAAGTTACTTACCATCTAAATCAGATCATGATGAGAACGATGCAAACAATTATGTAAGAGCAACAGGATATGTTGAAGATGGAGCCGGTAACGGTGATAAAGATGAAGACACAATGCTTGCACAATTAGCTGATGGTGAGTTTGTATCAAGAGCAGATGCAGTATTAGGTGCAGGTATCTTATCTGGCGCAGATCCTAAAAGTTTTAAAAGTATGAGAAAAGCAGGAGCTGATTTCTTTTACGATCAACAGAAAAAATTTAAAAGGATTTACGATATAGTCAATGCAAGCAAACAAAACTAAAATTAAAAAACAAGTAGATGTACTTGAGATATTTCCATCAATGGTGGATGAGTACTGGTCATTAGTAGAGTTTATGTTAAGAGAAGGTCTTAAATATGATGGAGACCCTATGACTATTGATGATTTAAAAGGTTACATTAAAGATAATAAAATGGGCTTATTCATGATGTTTGGATCGGACGATGGTATTCAATACAAAGTATTTGGGGTATGTGTAGTAAGAATTACAACTTTACCTAATTTTTCTCAGTGTGAGGTTATACTTTTAAAAGGAGAGAAGAGAGAATTGTGGCAAGACCAACTTGCTGATACAATAGAGAACATTGCAAAATCAGAAGGTTGTAAAAGAATTGCTGTGCATGCAAGACCAGGTTGGATGCCTTTTTTAAAAACAAAAGGTTGGGGTGTCAAAAGATATTTATACACAAAGGAGATTAAATAATGAGTTTTATTTTTGGTGGCAATGATGCACCTTCTACTTCAGGAACACAGACAAGTATAGCTAGAGAAGCTCCAGGCGTTGAAGCTAGAAAACTTGCACTTTATGATCAAGCGGCTAAACTTGCTAAAGACCCAATTAGTGGTGGTATACCAGCTATACAAATTGCAGGTCTTTCACCATTAGAACAAGCTGGAATACAACAAGCAGGACAAACAGGTGTTGGTGCAGGAACTGTTGGACAAGGTATTCAATCTATTTTAGGTGCACCAGGATCAGCAGTATCAGGACAACAGTTAGCTAATTTGGCTGGAACGGGGGCTGTCGGTGCAGCCGGTTTAGGCCAGCAACAAGCAGGACAAGCAGGACAACTTGCTAGTTTGTATGGTGCAGGTGCTATGAGAACTGCAGCAGCAGGTCCTGGTATATCACAATTTTTTAATCCTTATCAAAGTTATGTTATTGATGAAATTAATAGACAAGCACAAATGGGTCAAAATAGATTAAGTGCTGAAGCTGTTGCATCTGGTGCGTTTGGGGGAGGAAGACAGGGTATTGCACAGGCAGAACTTGAAAGAGCAAGACTTGGTCAAATAGGACAAGCTCAAGCTGCAGGTTTTGAATCTGCTTTAGGTGCTGCTCAAAGACAACAACAGTTAGCAACCCAAACAGGATTACAAGCAGGCCAGTTAGGTTTAGGTGCGGGACAATTAGGTTTATCTGGAGCGCAACTAGGTGCTCAAACAGGATTACAAGCAGGCCAGTTAGGTTTATCTGGGGCACAGTTAGCATCTCAGACAGGATTACAAGCAGGCCAACAATTAGGACAACTAGGAGCACAACAACAAGCAATGAGTCTTGCAGATATTCAAGCTCAAATGCAAGCAGGTGCTCTACAAAGAGGTATTGGTCAACAAACTCTTGAGGCTCAAAGACAAACTCAATTACAAAGAGCTTACGAACCTTATCAAAGAATTGAATTCTTAAAAGGTATTATGACTAACTTACCTACAACACAAAGTACATTAACAGCAACCACGGCTCCCGGATCAAATCCATTAGCACAAGCTGCAGGAACTGCCTTAGGTGGCTATGCTGCTTACAACATGATGCAACCGAGGTAGCTATGGATGAAGTATTAACAAGAAAATTATTTAGAGACAGATATTTTCAATCTTTAAAACCTAAAGTAAAACATTTTCAAAA